ATTTAACTGAGTTCCTTCGTCCAAATCAGAATGCAAGATATCAAGCCTATGCAATTGGTTTAGATAAAGGCTTCCTAACACTTGACGAAGTTCGTGAAATGGAAGGCATGCCAAATTTGGGAAATGAAACCCCCAACGAACCTATAGCATAGAATGGAGTAATGAAAATGGATAATTTAATTAAGCGCTCTTTTGAAATTAGAGCAACAGACACAGAGAAGCGTGAAGTTTCTGGTGTGGCTGTTCCATTCAATGAAACAATTGACATTGGTGGAGGATGGTCAGAGCGTTTTGATAAAGGCGCAATTGATTTAACTTCCGATGTTAAGTTGTTCCGTGATCATAAAGAAATTATTGGACGAGTAACAGAAATGGAAGAATCTGAAGAAGGTCTTCTAATTCGTGCAAAGATTTCTGAAACAACTTTGGGAAATGAGACACTTAACTTAGTTAAGGATGGAGCAATCCGCTCATTCTCAGTAGGATTCATCCCTGTAATAGATGAAAAAGAAAATAAAACAATCGTTCGTAAGAAGGTTGACCTCAAAGAAGTTTCTTTGGTGGCATTTCCTGCTTATGAAAATGCTTCAGTTACTGAAGTAAGAGAAGTCAAGGAGGAAATAATGACTGAAAATACAGATTACTCTGCAGAAATTGCAGAAGTTCGTAATCACGCAGAAGAATTAGAGCGTAGACTTGATGTTCTCGCTACTACTTCTGTTTCAACACCAGCAGTAAAGCAATTCCGTTCATACGGAGAATACATTAAGGCTGTTGCATCTGGAGACACAGACGCACATCGTGACTACACAGGTCCAACAACAGCAGACACAATTATGAAGAACGCATGGGTATCTGATGTACTTCAGGTTCTTAATGCAGGACGCCCATCATGGGCAGTTTTGTCTTCAGCAGCACTACCAGCAGATGGCAACAACATTGAGTACCCAGTTCGTGTTACAAACGGTATGGATGTAGCAGAACAAGCAGCAGAAGGCGATACACTTGCATACGGCTCAATCTCAATCACATCTGAAACAGCACCAATCAAGACATACGGTGGATACACCAATATGTCACGCCAACTTGTTGAGCGTTCATCAGTTGCTTATGTAGATGCAGCATTCCGTGCAATGGTTGCAAAGTATGCAGCAGCAACAAACGCAGCAGCAAAGGCTAAGTTGATTGCAGCAACAGGATTCAACACAGCAACAGTAGCATCATGGGCAGCAGACGCTGTTATTGAAGCACTTGCTGACTCTGCAGTTAAGGTTAACGAAGATACAGGTAAGGCACTTGAATTTATTCTTTGCTCTGCAGATGTATTTAAGGACCTTGCAGGAATCGTTGATGGTTCAAACCGTCCACTACTTTCAAACCAGGGTGCAACAGTAAATACTCTTGGTTCAATCAACCCACTTGGTTTGACAGGAAATATTCTTGGTCTTCCAATCGTTGTTGACCCATCATTTGCAGCAGGTAACCTCTATGTAGGTAACCGTTCTGCACTTACAACATACGAATCAGCAGGAGCACCTTTCCGTTTAACTGATTCTGATATTACTAACCTAACAAACACAATGTCTGTTTATGGATATGCTGCTATTGGTGCACTTGATCCACAAGCACTTGTTAAGGTTGCTAATCCAAACGATTAATCAAAATTAGGAGACGACAATGGACTGGACTGATTTGAAAGCATATGTAGGAGCATCAAGTAATGACGATGCATATGTAGAAGAATGTTGGGACACAGCAAAGGATTTAGTTGCATCTTATATTAAGAGTGCAAAGATTCCTCCAAGTGTGTTAAAGCGTTCATATCTTGAAGTAGGGTCAGAACTATTCCAGCGCCGTAACGCACCAATGGGAGTGGCACAATATGCAACATATGATGGTGCTCCCGTCAATACTGCAAGAGACCCTCTCGTTGGTGTGTATCCTTTACTTAACCGTTATATGGTGAGGTTTGCATGAACATTGGGGCAGTAAGAGAAGACTTAGAATCAGCCATCATTCTTGGTGGTGTATCTAAAGTCTATAAATATGTACCAGAAAGACCTAATCCACTTTGTGCGATTATGGAACCTGATACAGAATTCATTACAGTATATGAAAATCAATATGATGCAGATTATGCTACAAATTGGAAGGTATTAGTACTTGTTCCATTTGCAACTAATGAAACTGAAACAGAAAATCTTGATGACACATTAGACACTCTTATTCCTGCAATGTGGGAATACACCACAGCAAATAAACTCACTGTTGACAAACCATTTATACAAGATGTAAATGGTGCAAGATTTCTTGCAACGAACATAAGAATTTCAATAGATATTGAAGGAGGAAATTAAAATGGCTCGTATTAAAGGCAAGTCTATAATTTTCGAAGTTGACGGTACAGAATATCAGGGTGGAGTAAGCAATGTTGTTTTCTCTTCTGCTGTAAATACCCTTGGTTTCGGAGATTACGAAGACTCACTTGATTTCACATGCGCTGTTACTGGATTCCAGGACACAGCAGCAGCATCATTCCACTCATGGTTGTTTGACAATCCAGGAGTAAGTACAAATATCACTTATGCACCACACGGTAATGCAACAGCATCTGTATCACAACCACACTTCACAGCGACTGGTTATGCAGAGGTTGTTCCAAGCATTGGTGGAGCAGCAGGTGAATTCTTTACATTTGATGTGAACTTTATTCTTGATGGTAAGCCAACAAGAGTAACTGCTTAATTAGGTTGCCATGGCAGAGGTTATATCTATTTCAGTAGAAGGAGAAGCCCAAGTAAAGGCTGCTCTTGCTAAAGTTGAAAAAGATTTAACAGATAGATCAGAACTTAACAAAGATTTAAGCGATGAATTATCACGAAAAGCCTCTGCTATGGCTCCCCGTCTTACTGGTGCTCTTGCATCATCAGTAAAGGGTAATCCCAGTAATGAGAAAGCCCAAATATTGGCGGGAAGTGAATCAGTACCATATGCAGGAGTACAAGAATATGGATGGCCTGAAAAGAATATACAGGCTCAACCATATTTAAGGCCAGCAGTGTTTGACAATATTGGATACATTGTTGAGAAATATGAGAACTATATACAATCAATCGTTAAAAGATATGATTTAGATTAATGGAGGCAGTAATGAATAACGATTTAATGGCCACTTTGAAGTGGAAAGAATTAGCAGAAGTAGAAGAATATTTGGATTTGCCTATGGATGAATGGAATGATTCCCCATCTAAGGCAAAACTTGCATTTGCAATGCAGTATATTATGGCAAAGAGAAATAACCCATCCCTTACAATAGGAGATGCAGAAGCAATGACAATTACAGAGTTGTCAGAAGCATCAGGGGTCACAATGCAGGTCCCAAAAGAAGATACTTCAGCCTAAGCGCAATGGCTAAGTTCTGTATAGCCACAGGTTATACGCCAGAACAATTCTGGGAACTTACCTTTGAGGAATACAATGCTTTGGTTGAAGAACTTAACAGGAGGAAGTAATGGCACAACAGATAGTAATTGATATTGTTGCGGAGACCAAGAAACTTACTCAGGGACTTGATGAAACCAACAAACAATTAGGTGGTCTTGACAAAAATGTTAAGGCTGCTGCAAAATCTGCTGCTGCTCTTGCTTCAGCATTTGTATTAAAGCAAGGCATTTCATTTCTTAAAGATGGTATAGACGAGGCAAAAGACGCTGCTGCAGCCATGAGAGCAGCCACTGCAACCTTTGGTGCAGGATCAGATGCATTAAAAAAGATTACTGATGATGCTGAGAAGTTTGGCAAAGAATTAGCGGTAGACAATGATGAACTAATTAAACTTGGTACACAATTAGGTTCAAGACTACCTAAAGAATTACAGTCTTCATCTGTTGAATTAGTTAAGATATTTAAAGATGTAGAAGCATTTACTGGTGGTGCTATTGCAGCAGAAGCAGCAGGTGGCAAACTTGCTAAGGCATTTGCTGATGGTGGATTAAAAGCAGGGGAATTAAATAAGATATTTCCAAACCTTAATCAATCTATATATGACCAAGCAGAAGCATTATCTAAAGCAGGAAAGAATCAAGAAGCAGTAAATCTATTAATTAATGAAGGTGCTAAGGTTTATGGAGATGCAGCAGCCAAGAATGTTGATGCTACACAAAGATTTAATGTTGCATTAGATAATTTTAAAGAAACACTTGGTACAAAGGTTTTGCCTGTATTAGAA